GGAGTTTTAATAATATGACTACACTATCATTGGCAGAAATTACTGCCGGAGTTTGCGAGTTGAAAGATACATCTGAACAAGTCGCATATTTACAAAAAAATAACAGTAAGGAGTTGCGAAACATCCTTATCTTAATGTACGACAAGAAATGGAGTTTTTCGATTCCATCGTCTGCACCACCATATACACCATCGGTTGTAACTGAATCGCATGGCATGCTATATCGTGAGGCAAGAAAGTTGGCATACTTTGTCACTGAAATGAAAGAAGGAGAAAACCTTTCTCAAGTTAAGAAAGAGTCCTTGTTCATTCAGATGCTGGAAACGGTAGACAAGGCTGATGCAAAGCTACTCGTTCAAATGCTAGAGAAGAGACCATTTCCTGAGTTGACTGCTGACACAATCAACGAAGCTTTTGGCGAAATCATTAGCGAACCTGTGGATATGCCGCCTGCGAAAAAGAAGCGTGGACGTCCACCAAAGAAAAAAGTAGAAGAGTAATTCACCCATAAAGTCACCAGAGTACAAGTGAGACATCACCAATGGCTAAAGGTAAAAAGTTCCGTGAATGGATCGAAGAGGAGTCCTTAAAGGACGAAGACATGCGCTTTCGAAAGAAGGACTCCAAACGATACGACAAACGCAGAGCGAGTATTCAAAAGGCAAGACGCCAGAAGAATAAGCAGAAAGAAACTTTTTTCAATTAATTTAAAATAACCGCTTGACAAAGGCATAAAAGTATGCTATATTAACTATAGAAATGAGGTTATAATATGAAAAAAGATGAAAAAATAATACTGGTCGACTGTGATGGAGTCTTGGTCGACTGGCTACATAGTTTTGCTATGTGGATGGAACAACATGGATACAAGCAATTAGCTAGTCCAGATGAATGCTATGACATTCACACTACTTACGGAATCAGTAAAGAGAAGGCAAAAGAACTCGTTAGGTACTTTAATCAAAGTGCTACTATGTGTTGCTTACCTCCTCTAAGGGATTCAGTCAAGTATGTTAAGAAGATCCATGAAGACCTGGGGTACGTGTTTCACTGTATCACTAGTCTTAGTCTTGATCAACACGCAGGTCAGTTAAGAAAACTAAATCTTGAAAATCTGTTTGGCAAGACTGCTTTTGATAAGCTAGTATGCTTAGACACTGGTGCTGATAAAGATGATGCACTGTTGCCATACTTAGACACTGGGTGTATGTGGGTTGAGGATAAGCCTGAAAACGCAGAACTTGGTGCTAACATGGGTCTCAACTCTATTCTGATGACTCATGCCTTTAGTAAAGACTACTCTCATGAAGATGTAACTAAAGTAGACAACTGGAAAGAAATTTACGAAATGTTGGTCTGAGAGAGCATTCAGAGTATAAATATCCATTAGATGGGTACACTTGAAGGCAGTCACACTGCCTTTTATCTTAATTACTGGAGTTACTTAATGCCTATATACACGTTTGAGAATACTGAAACGGGTGAACAAATTGAAGAAATGATGAAGATGGACGCACGTGAGGATTACCTGTCTGCCAATCCCCATATGAAACAAATCATCACTAAGGCACCTGCTCTTGGTGATCCACATCGTATGGGAGTAATCAAGACTCCCGATAGCTTCAATTCACTAATGAAAAACATTCATAAGAATAGTCCGGGGTCTAAAATTCAAACTAGATAACCATAAGGATGTTTCATGCCTGCACAACAACAGCAACGACTAACCAAAAGGCAAAGACGAGTTCTCAGACAACAAGGAATACTAGACCAAGACAATAATTTTTCACACGGATTCTCTATAAGTAGTGACATTCGCCCAATGACAGACAATCAAGCTGTAGCGTTTGAGTCTTGGGAAAGTGGAGTAAATCTAATGCTACACGGCATTGCAGGAACAGGTAAAACGTTTCTGGGTCTATACTTCTCTCTGAAAGAAGTCATGTCGAAAAACACTCAATATAAAAAAGTCTTCATTGTACGATCAGTAGTTCCTACTAGAGATATTGGCTTCTTGCCTGGCTCTCAGAAAGACAAGATGAAAGTCTACGAAGCACCGTATTACGATATTGCATCCAAGCTATTCAATAGAGGCGATGCATATGAGATTCTAAAACAGAGAAACAATGTCG